TCTTCATTATTTCTTCTCATTTATACCTCTTTGTTAAAAATAATTATTCTTCTTCTTGATTTGTGTTAATCTTCTGACTAGTCCTTTTACCGCCTTTAATGCCGGTAATTAGAATTTCACCGGTCTCTTTATTAACTCTATATGTACTTAGTGATTCAAATCCATATTGCTGTTGCGCTTGATTTATTACGTTTATTTCTTCTTGTTTCTCTTGTATTTGTTCTACAATTTGTGTTACTTCTCCCTGCAGAGTTGCTACGTCTTCGAGCTTATCTTCTCTTGTGGTTACATCAGCTCCAAACGAATCTAAAACATCAGAAACTACGCCCCAAACTCCACTTAATTCATCAACATATTCCTGAGCATCTTGCACTTCTCCTCTGGCTTTTTCAAGGTCTTCTTCCAAATCGATGATTTCACTTTGTACATTACCTTGTGGAGAATACATATCATATCCATATTGTTCTTTGAACCCTTCTTCTTCCAATCTAAATTGTTCCCTAAGTTGTTGCCTCATTGCTTCATCTTGCTCTATTTGTTCTTGTTCTTGTGGCGTTAATGTATTTCCTTGTCCTGTAAAAGGTTGTAGCTCTTCAGGATCTCCTTCTCCTTGTGGTAACTGGTTGCCGGTTGCTTGCATAAACCCTTCTACATCTGTGTACCCTTCATTCGCTGCTCGTGCAAATTCAATTTCTTCTTTGAGTTCATCTTGCAAGCTATCCTCGGCATTTTGACTTGTAATAAATGCTTCTTCTTTGATGTTTAATTCTTGTCTAAGTTCATTTTCTAAAGTTTCTGCCAAAGACTCATCAATTTTTCTTGCTTCTTCTAAGATTGATTCTTGTTGTTCTAATTGTTCTTGTCTCAGCTTATTTAACATTTTCTCTTTTTCATCGATTACGTATGCATCTTTCATCAAATCTTCTAGTGCTTGTTCTCTTTCTCCTGGGTCTACTATCATTTTTGCATCCATTATTGCAGCATCTAAATCTCGTCTATCTCTTGCAAGACCTGCTTCTGTACCATCAAGTTTTTCATCTAATTGTCTCAATTCTTGGATTCTTTTTTCTAGTGCATTATTAATGTCTATTTGATTTGTAACATAAATTGTTTTCATGAACTCTGTGTATTCTGTTCCGCTATATTCTGGTTCTTTTCCAATTGCTTCTCTATCTAATATTGCCCAATCATAAACAACTTGCAATTCATATTCAACAAGATCATTAGAAGTATAATCTAAGTCACCCCATCCTATTGATTTTACAATTGGATTGACCAAGTGCCAAAGTTCAACTGTGTATCCATCTGGATCGATTTGATAAATTGATATTCTTTGTTTTGCAGAACTTGCCGCTTTCATGTCTCTTACACCACTTAAGCCGGCACCAAAAGAATTTGCAATTGTGCTTGATTTTTCCGGAGTTGTAATATATTTGTAACCACCAGGAGATCTTTCTGTGTCAATTTTTGTTCCAATCCAATGACCTGTTGTTCCATCTTTTCCATTATTAAACACGGGATCTTTATAATTTGAGGTGTTAATATAGGGATATCGATATCCGGTATTATTCATGACTTGCCAAAGAAACGCTGCTGTGTCAAAAATCTCGTGTCTTTGTTTTGGGTTTATATCGCCATTCATATCAACAAACTTAATGGTGATAGGCTCCCATGTAGCATTGCCGGGATAGTTGAACTTATGATTGATTAATCTAAATTCTTTTGTTTCAAAAGATACTTTTGGTTTTCCCACAGATTTGACAGACGGTATAAAGAAAGTAGAACCAAAAACAACGATAAACTTGTCTTTGGCTTTTGGATGTATTCTATTATTGGTTGTCCACCATGACATTTATTTACCTTGTTAACTTCCAGCGACAGGATTGAAAGAGCTCTGAGCACTTGTGTTACCGTCTGCTGTCAAACATACTGCCCAATCATATCGCAATTCAATATCGATAGTTGAAAGATCATCATTCTCATAATCTAGATCAGAGAATTTAACTGATTTCAAAAATGGTCGTTGAAGAGTCCAAGTCTCAACAGGTATACCATCAGCACCAAGTTGTTCAATTACAACGTTACCAAGTGCTCCAACAGCTTGTCCCTTTGATTGTGTTCTGAGCATATTAGCGTTACCTGGAATAACATAACCTGACTGTGTAATTACTTTGTTAAGACGATTTAGAGAACCCGGACTTACAGGATCAACAAGTGTCATAGAAATGGCTTGCCATTCAACCTTTCCTGGGTAATAAAATGTGTGTCCCAAATATACATGCTTGCTCTCGGCAACCGTGTAGTTAGGTTTGGTGACTTTTTTCGCCCACCAGACAGAGTTATTTACTTCGTCTTGTATTCCACCAATTAGAACACGAAATCTAAAATTTCTTTTAGGATCTCTGTCGGTTATTGCTGCTTTAGTCCAAAATGCCATTATTAAGTTCTCCTATGAATCTATATTAAATAGTTGGCTTAGGCAAATTCTGCCCCTGTTCTTGTAATTACAAAGTCAATCGCGATAAATTCAATTGCTCTTGCAGGCTTCAAGAAAACCTTTGCGTACATGATATTGCGGTCAATCAAATCTGGTGTAGTAGTTGTTCCGTCAAGAATCAATCGATATTCGGTAAGTCCAAACTTTGACTGAACGTCTTCTAGAATTGGCTCTGCTTGAGATTTGAAACGTGCCCAAGTAGAACGAACATTGTTGTCAAACAAAATAGTCTGTGCAACTTTGCTGATTTCTGCTTTGAGGTAAATCATCAAACGACGAACGTTGATTCTGTCAAGAGCAGATGGAGTCTGTTGAAGAGTCTTCTGTCCAAATACAACTACACCTTCATTTGGGAATGTTGCAATTGGGTTAATGTTAACTTCATATAGTTTATCTCGCTCAGAAGCATCAAGACGTTGACGCGCTTGAAGAACACGAGGCCCAGATCGTCCACCAAGATTTCCAAGTCCACCACGATTAAATCCGGCAGGTGCAAACCAAAGATCAGAAGAAGCATCAGATTGAGCCATTGCTCCAACACCAGCTACGGATGATGGAACCCAGATACGCTCGCCGTTGTTCAAGTTATCTTGAATCTGGACAGCGGGATAGTAAGCACAAGCATAACTTGAATTGATTTGACGATTCTTAATGCTGGAAATTGTAGAGGTAACAGAACCAAGGCGTTGTGATTGCGAGTCGCGTGATTCATATGATGGAGTGTAATCATTTTCCAGATCAATAACGGCAAGCATGTCCTTACGAGACTCAGCTACACGGATAACCTTATCAGTAATTTGAGGCTTTTTGTAACCTGGAGCTACAAGAAGAGATGCAGGAACTGTTTCAGGATCAGAGATAGAATCCAGAGCTTTGTTCAAAGAGTAAACAATATAGTTTGTTGTATCTGTGTCTCCGGTACCAATCAATTCATTTGCCATTGGCTCTTTGTACTTGATATCCATTCCATCAAATCCACCAAAGAGAGGCATAACGAATTGTTTAACATCTTTGTCTAGAAGAGCAGAACTACCAGAGGTTGCTGTGTAAGATGTTCCAGCTGTACGGGATCCCTCAGTGTAAACGACAGTATTGAGGTTTTCATCAATTACAATATCGTCTAGTGAGAAGATGAAAGAATATTCAAACCCATCGTCTGTTACATTATGAGCCTGCGCTAGATAAGTGGATGGAAGCATTCTTACATAATCGACATAATCTTCATCATGCATAGAAGAGTTAGAGTCAACTTTTGGACGAATTCCGAAGTAAGTTTTGTAAGGATTAGCAGAATAGCCATCAGAACCACTTTTTCTCAAAGTCATAGAAGGGAAAGTGAAACTAGCAGAAACGACAGTTCCCATTTCAATAAATTCTGAATCGCTATCGCAACCAGGAATTGAACCAGATCCTACAACAAAAGCTTCTGAAAATGCAGAATCTGCTCCATATGCTTTAGCTCCTGCAGAATTACTAATTGCATTAAATCCTTTTGGGCGACCTGGTCCATAGAAACCAAATGGAAGAGCAGTTGATTTATAGTTTTGTTCTTCATCATACATCTTAATACGAATATAATCAGATACATTCATATGATTACCGTAAGAACGATAACGACGATCTGTTTCACTCCATTCCATGTACATGTCACCAATTCGACGAGCAATAAAGTTTGGAGAGTTTGGATCAAGATTACAGCCGGAATACTTCTCAAGTGTTCCACCGGCCATGTTCATAACTTTTACTGTAAAAGTCCCATATGGATAAATCGTTGCATTTGTTGCTAGTTTAAGATCTTCAATAGCTATTAAAATTTCTTTTTGAATTTCTTCACCAGCATGCAGTGATTCAAAACGGAATAGTTTTGTCATATTAGAAGCGCTGTAGGAACCGGTTGCTCCGTTATCATAATCAATAATCCATCCGGTTTTTGCTTCTTGAGAACCAATTCTGTGATATGACCAGTTATAAGCTGCTGCACTATTATCTGCTCTCTGAAGAGCAACCAAAGTACCATATGCTTTTCCTGCGTTACCGTAGGTAGCAGAAGAAACTTTGTCCTTAAGATTTCTTTCGAAAGATTCTCCAAGCCAATATGCTTTAATATCAGCAGTATCTGTTACATCACTATTTGTTTTTTGTGGATTTGTATTGAATTTGTTGCGAATATAATCAGCTGAATTGCGATCAAAATTAAAAGAAATTGTTTCGTCGATAACAGAATCTGTTCCATGAATATTTAACTTAAATCCAAAGTTATTTGCTACACTAGCAACCAATGTAGCAGCTTGTCCAACACTAGTACCACCAACATCAGAACCAGAAAGAGTCATATATCCAGAATCACAATAGAATACAGCAGCCAAAGTACCAGTTAGATTGTTAGAGCCAGAGTTTGCAATGAACAATCCATATGCTGTTGAGTTATCAGCAGCATCTGAACTTGGAACAGAAGCAGATAGTTGCCATCCAGCATAACCGGCTTCAACCGCTTGAGGGTGCTGATCTCCGAGCAACCTTACAAGATTAACAGGAGAAGTACGAGATGCCAACCATGCTTGAGCGGCATAAGCAGCATAAGTTGGAGCAGACAATTGAGGTCCGTCTCTCCATACATCACCTTGAAGTGAAGATCCACCAGGCACAGGGTTACCATAAGTCTGAACAAAATAATCCAATGAACGAACCTTTGCTGGTTTCATCCCTGGTCCTTTTCTAAAACGTCCGATGATGACGGGGCCGTCAGCATCAACCTCTGATGGTAGAATCGATTGGTCAACCTCTCTTATTTCAATACCGGGTGACAAAAAATCAAATTTTCTAGGCATTAATAATTCTCCTTTAAAACATTATTCTCAATAAATAGTCTAAGGTTTAGTGAATAGACTATTTTTATCCTCTATACTTATTATTCTTTTTTTTCCATGGGATTTCGTCTTCCAATATCACTCTTTCCCTTGGCATTTTTATCTCTACAATACTTTCTTTTTTAATTATCTTAGGTGTTTCTTGATTTGAACTACCATCTCCGGTAATGAAACCTAATACTTTTATCGATACTTTTGTTTCAAACTTTCTTTCGTCTTGACTGAGAGCGCTTAAATTATTAGATGCATCATATGATTCAATAAAACCTTCAAAAAGTTTGCCATCTCTCTTCATGATAAAGTGGTTTAATTGCCCAGGTCTAGAGATAAACGGAGTCATCAAATCGTTCATTTGTTGTTGATATTCTGTTCTCAAAACAACGTTGTACATTACTTTTACATAAACAGGAAGTGGAATATAAAAATCATCATAAACATATTTTTTACTATCATGAGGAAAATAAGGTTGGCCTTTTTTCTTCTTTGCTTCTGCTGCTTGAAAATTTCTAGTCTTTTCTTGATTGAGTTTACGAACAATTTGGAATGCTCCTTGTCTATATTCACGAGAATCTTTCTCTGGTTGAATATGAGCCTGAACGCTTCCTTTGAAAGTTTTGTCTTTTTCAATTGAAGCTCTTTCAATCGATATTAAGGGTAGCCTTAATTTACCTACAGAATCACGATAATCTCGGTTATTTTTGATCTGAAACGCTCTTTCAGAGCCAACCCATATGATGGGTACCTTTTCTATTCCTTTGTTTGTTGTGGTGTGTAAATCTAAGGTATTGTTAACAAAATCATACAAAGACATATCGATGTCTTCAAATGTTGAGTGAACAACATTGATATCTGAATCTAAATTACTCGGCATTAAACAGTCCATCCCTTGATCTTATACATTCTGCTTGAACTTCGAAGCGATGTTCGACTTGACCAAACAAAAGTTTTGGTTCGGAGAGCTTCACAATCTCATAGAAGATTTCCCCATATTTAACAAAATCTCCCTCTCTTACATAAAGATCTTGATCTTCTGTTAAGCGTCTCTTATGGAAGTTAATTTTGATTTTTGTTGCCTTGTCAATGGCAACACCTTCTAGATCCATTGTCTCAACACCTTGAAACTCTATGAGAGCATGAACTCTTAGTGGAGGAAGAAAGGTTTTTTCTATTGCTTCTCCATATAATGGATGATAATTGGTATGCTCCAAGTCAAGAGGAAAGTAAAGTACTTGTTGTCCAACAACACGTTCGATGATCTCGTCATTTACTTGTTTAACAAGGTCGCGTTCCTTCTTTCCAAAGAACATTGGTGGTGGCGGAGCACTTGGTTTTTTCCATTTGTTATCTTCTGACACGGACTCTTATCCTCTTTTTATTTTCTGTAATATTTGTTTGTGGCTTTAGCATTTTAGATAAATACTTTTCAAGTTCCATTTGCATTCTCTCTGCAATGTCATCAATGCTTGCGTTATTCTTAAGAAAGTCTCCTGTTTTTTCCAGAATTTCTTTTGAGTAATCACTATACATGCTAACACCAGCCTTAAATTCAATCTCGTCATATTCTTCAATCTGTTCTGGAGTTACGTCTTCTCGCTCTGCATGTATTATTACAATGTTTGGATCGGTTTCTTTGTTCCATGCATCTTGATTTAGAGACAACTTACCAGATAGTTCATCATTGCCAAAAACTGTGTTGAAGAACTTAGCCATAAGTTCATAAGCATTTTGTCGCATATTTTCTGGAATCTTTTCTTTAATCTCGGAAATGTCCACGCTGCTTTCATCTTGGAAGGCAATGAAGGAAATATATTCTCCACCAAAATAATCGTGCGCTTCTTCTTCTCTTTCATCTTCGGGCCACCAAGAATCTTCCGGAAGACCATAGTCTCTCAAAACATCTCTAATAACAAATCTTTCTGATTCGATAATACCTGCTTGCTCTAGATTGAACTCTATCAATTGAATAGGTCCATCGTCATAGTAATAATCAAAAGCATTGAATTTATTCACAATATCTGGCAATGATTCTTCAAGTCTATCCAAATAATTTGCGGAACTATCCAAATCATAACCATCATAAACAATTTTGACCATCCAAGTGCCTTCATCATTTCTTTCAACAAAAATATTATCTGAAACAGGAAATTCATAGTAGCCTGGTAAATCGTAATCAATAGTATCTTCTACACTACTTCTGATCTCAGAACCATTAGCATCTGAGGGTGCATTAATTCTAAACTTAACGTACATGTTCCAAGTAAAACCCGGAACATCATTGTAACCTTCTTCTACATCCCAATCAAATGAAATAAATCCACCGGTATGTTCGTCGAAAATATCGTTTAATCTTTGCCTTATAACCTCAGTAGCATTTTGTCCAATTGAAGCCAACAATGCTTCTTCAACATCAGGTTCGTATCTAACTTCGCTTCCTTGAAGGACAACGTCTCTATTGTATTTTCGGAACAACATAGGTAAAGTCTCAGCAACAGAATAGCCATGGTCTTGATAACTACCGCCATATCTTGTGAAGTTTGATAAAAAGATTGTAGGTTTCCCAAGCTCTTGTGATCCTTGCTTAATAATTTCTCTGACTTGTTTTTCTTGAACCTTAGATATTCTGTTGTTGACAGCATCTAAAAAACCAGGCACTTTCGGCCCATAAACTTTTCCTTGCGGTACTGCAAGTCTAATTGGTTCTGAATTTTCATCTTTGTGAAAAGCAACATTTTTTATTCTAATTCTTGAAGTTGGTGTTAACCCACCATCAGTTGCACCTTGTCGCATTTGATCAAAAAATATTTCCCGATCTGCTACTTTATCTAGTGACTCTTGTGTTGGAGGAAACAACTTAAAATTCTTAGCAGGAACAATATAGGCAATCATTCCATTTCCATATGCTTCCGATAAAGCGCATTTATTATATTCATCAAAGCCCTGTTCACCTTTACTGCTTGGGAGAGAGTGGCAAGATTTAATGCTTTGATGGTCTGACATTCTGAAAACATCAATAGGGTGGCGAGAATAAATTATGTAATTTCTCTCAAGGTATTGATCCATGTTTCTAACAAGATCATCAAAAGATTCGGTAGCATATTTTGCAAAGTTCTCAAACGATTCAAAATCAATTCTACTTTTTGTGAAGAATTCCTTTATTGTCAAGGACGTAGTTGTACCAAGCCAATAAACTTGAGCATCATAAAACTTCATTATCTTTCTGAATTCATCCGCTGTGTGCTTTATAACTGGATCGCTGATCTCTGCTGGTAGAGAAAATTTAGCCTCAGCAGGAAGCTTATCTAGTTTGCCTATTTTTGCGAGTTTTGCGTATCTTTTGGCTGCTTCAAAATGTTCTGCTCCGGCTTCTCTTTGAATTTTGTTTCTACTATTCTTAACAAAGTTGATAATACCACCTAAAACCTTTGGTAAATTAAGAGTGATTGTTTTTCTAGAAACTCCTTGGTTTCCTTTTCCATCAATAAAATGAGAGACTTTTGTTTTGGAGCAAAGAATTTTTCCGCCTTTGACTTTACCAGCTAGTTTGCCTTTTGTTTCATCATGATATTCTAGATTGGATGCTGGATCTACTTGCCACCCAAAGGCATTGAGAGCAGAAATTGTATTAGCTAGAGGTGTGTCTTTTTTGAGACCAGAAACTGGCTCAATAATTCTATATGAATCACCGAAGATATTACCAAATGGCAACTCACTAACAGGAATTTCCAAAGCATCATTGAGATATTCTATCTCTTGTTCTGTTGCTTCGTTGATTTCTTGTTCTTTTAAAAATTTGTACCAATTTTCTAATATTAATTTCATTTCTTATCCTACAAATATTTTCAATGGAGTCTCGGTGATAATTGCTTTTGCATTATCAATCATTCCTTTGTCTGTCTCAAGTAGCTTGTTGTATGTCAATTCGTCAAGAATCTTTGTTAATTCTTCTCGTAAAGCTGTTTGTTCTTCCTTAGCCTGACTTAACAAATCAGACGCGTTTAAACTCACATTTTCTCCAGGAATTGGCACGTTTCCACCAAATTTTCCACGTATCTGTCCGAGAGTTTCTTTTGACAATGCGAGAGCAAATCTTCTGATCCATTGCTTACCAATTGAGTTGATATTTTCATAAGGAATGTTCTCAAACGGAAGAGTATTCATGTTGTTAATACCATCTTGGCCACCATCATTATCATCTTCCCAGATATTA